GAACCTCGGTGTTGTGCTGGAACGTCCAGGCCGCAACACCGAGGAACACAACGTTTAGAATAACCAGCAACAGAAAGGCCGGCGGGAGTGCCCTGATGAGCTTCTCGCTCACCGCGGCAATCGCGCCAACCTTGCCGTTGCTGTCCGACATTACTTCTTGGGAGTGGCCGTCAGCGGCGGCGCGACGTAGATCGGGCCGACGCCCGGATACGTCATGACGACGTAAGGCGGCGGCACCTGTCCGGAAACCGGCCAGCCGCCGCTGCCCTCGGGCGGCGGAACGGGCGACGTGGTGCCCGGAGGCGGTGGCGAGGGCGGCTGCATACCGGGCGGCACCTGATCCGGCGGCAGCACGATCGGATGCGTCGGACGCGGATCGGTCGGTCCCCAGATGCCGGGAGGCGAGCCGGGACCGCCTTCGATCGGACCGCCGCCGACGCCGACGCCGATCAACGTGGCGTCACCGATCAGCACGACCGGGCGCGACGTCCTGGCGTATTTGTCATAGAGCACACCTGTGATGGTCACTTCGACGGCTGCCATTGCATAAGTCTCCTGTTGGTGTTTCGAGCGTAGACACGTAGGCCCATACACTCTTTCACGCGCCTTGCGTGTGACTGTATGGGATCGTTCCTATCGATTGACGTTGACGAGGACGTTGGCGAAATGCACGGCGCCGGCGAGTTTGATCCCCGCCTGGATCGCCGGCGCGATGCGCTGCTCGCGGATCGCCTGCGGCTGGCTCTCCACCAGTGGCGCCCAGACGTAATACCCCTTGGGCAGGACCTGACCGAACGAGATCTGGCCGAACCCAGGCGCGTTCCACTGCCCCGGCGCGATCATGCCGTTGACCACGCCCTGCTGGATCGAGGCCTCCACCGTGGCGACCAGAATGTGAATACCCTGGTTGGTCTGCGGGATCTTGGTGGGCGCGGTGTAGAGCCGGTTGAACACATCGGTCTGGATGCGATTGGCCAGCCAGTCCGCGTTGTGCCGTTCGTCGAAGAATAACCCTGCGCACATGACGCCCTCTTGGATAATGGCGACGTCGTTGCCGTAGAAGACGAACACGTTGGCACGTTTCAGCTTGAGCGCTGCGGCTTGGTTCTCGGTCAGGGTCTCGCCGGCAACGCCGGGTTCCTGCTTGAATTTGAGTGTGATGACGGTGTCGGACGCCTCGAAGTCCACGGTGAACGCCCGGCCGAATATGCTGCAACAGGCGTAGGGGCTGGAACTGCTGAACTGACCGAACGTCTTGGTGAAGCCGAGCGCGGACATCTGGCTGAAGATGTCGTTGATCACCGTCGGATCGAGCGCCTGGGTGTCCAGCGAGGTGAAGCCGAAGATCGACGACGGGTCGCAGCCCTCGATGAAGGCGGCGACGTTGACGTAGTCGGTGATGCTGATGTCGGTGGTGAGCGCGAATGTCAGCCCATACCACTGCGGGTGCGCGCGTAACGCGATTGCCGCCTGCAGCGCTGTCTCGGCGGCGATGCCGTTGACCGGCGCGCTGGCGCCCGAAGCCTGGGTCAGCTTCAGCGGTGTCGAGACGTCCTGGCCGACGCCGGCCGATGAGGCGTAGCCGATCGTCGAGGACGTGCCGGTGGTGATCGACTGGACATGAAATCGCGTGCCGTCAAACCAAACGGTGCCGCCGGTCAGCGCGTTGGTGAGAACGGTCGCCGCGCCGTTCAGGTTGGTGATCCCGGTAAAGTCCATCCCCGCCGTGCCGTTGACCGGCGGCTGCGCCAGGGCCGAGGTCAGCTTCAGCGTCCCCGACACATCGGTCCCGGCACTGCCGGCCGTGGCGGCGGTGATGGTCGAGGCGGTGCCGGTGGTCGCGCTGCGGATGACGAATGCGCCGAGGATGGCGTTCCACGAACACCTGCCGCTCGCGCCCAGCGCGGTCGTAATCAGCGCCGCCGCGCTGGTCAGGTGGCTCGGCGTGTCGGTGCCGGTCATGGCGGTGAAGTTGATCGCCGGCGTGTGCACCGCCGTGCCGTCGATGGTGATGCTGAACTGGCCGTTGTTGATGCCTTGCAGCGCGGTCACCAGCGTGTCCTGCTCGGTCGGCAAAAACGGCCCGCCGGTCAGGCTCGCCGAGGTTGACTGCAACGTGTGGGGGATGCCGTCGATGGTAATGGCCATCGTGCCGTTGGTGACAATCTTCAGCTGGTTCAGCAGCGTGGCCTGCTGCGGCGGCGTCAGGATCCCGCCATGCAGGATCGCCGACGAGCCGTTCTGCGCGAACCGCCCGATGAACAGGAGCGCCGGCTGCGGCGACTGGGAGAAGAACAGATCTGCGGCGAGGTATTCCGGTGCCGTGCTGCCGAAGTCAGCGGCCACGCCATCGAGCGTCGCGTATTGCCGGAAGCGCTCGCTCACATCGATGACCGGCGACGGGCCGGCGATGCAGAGCGAGCCGAAATTGCGCACCGGCACCGCCAGCGGGGACATGTTGATCTGCACGTCAACGACGTCGGACACACTCAAGCCGGGCATGGCTGCGCTCCTGTCAGTTCAGCGATGTGAAAGGGGATGGCTTAGGGTCGGAGAACGGTGTCCGGCCGCACGCTGACGTCGATGTCGGCGGCGCCGGTATCGGTGCGGATCACCACATCGGCGCCGTCGAGATTGAGGATCGGGTAGGTCCGGTCGATCTGGTGGCGGAAATCGATCTGCACGTCGAACCGGTCGATCCACTGCTGATTGACGAGCTCGGGCAGCCGCGCGAGGTCGCGGATGTCGCGGAACTTCAGCCCGACCGCGGCCAGCGGTTCCCAGTTCTGCTGGACATAAAGGCCGTCGCGCATGGCGCCCGCCGCGCGCTCCGCCTCGGGCCCGTAGAAGGTCACCAGCACGGTGATGGTGGAGTGCCGCTGCATCCGGTCCGCACCCGGCCCGGACGCCCCCACGATCTGCGTGGCGCCGTCGTGCAGGATGAAGGGGTAATTGTCCGCCTCGGCGCGGGTGATCCCCACCGCCGCCCAGGTCGTCCCCGCGGGCGGCTGGGCCGGCGGCATCGGCTGCCAGCGCGGCCGCACCAGCGTGCCCGGCAGGCCGCCGAGCGTCGCGATCATGGTCTGGAGCGCCGCGGTGATCTGCTCGCCGGTGGGCGGCGGCGGCGGAATGTCGGTGACGAAACCGCCAGTGCTGGAGTCGTTGATGGTGCCGCTCATTGGCGGGCGGCGCGCAACCAGAAGACCATCTGTTCCAACATGCTGCGCGACATGGAGATCTGGTGCGCGCGGCCTTCGCCCAGGCGCAGCTGCATCGCGTCGATGAAGGTCTTGCAGTGAGTGCGCAGCCCATCGATGTCATCGACCGCCTGCGCCGCGGCTTTGTGCGAGGGATCGTGCTGCTGCGCATAGGCGACCTGTTCTCTGAGACTGGCCGCTTCGGTCGATGTTTTGTCGTCGCTCATGGTGGCCCCGCTGGTGGTGAGATGGTCTTGATCTCCATGACGCCCTCGTAGTGCCCGGCAAGGCCGGCGAAGTTGCCGAACCGAGCGATGCTGGTGACCACGAACTCGCAGCCGCGCCACAGCACGGTGTCGGCCTTGTTCGCGTCGGTCGCGGTGGACAGCGCGAAGGTCGTGATGACCTCGTAGCTGCCGCCGGTGCGGGCGAGGTCAGGCGTCACCAGCAGGTCGTCGCCGCCCAACGCCTGGATCGAGGCGACGATGGCGATCGACTGCACGGTGTAGGTGACCAGCCCGTCCTCGCCCACCGTCTCGACCTGCCGCAACACGGTGCACGGATCGACAAAATCAGGATCACTTAATAATTCGACAACGCTGATGTTCGCCATGCGGTCACCTGCTGCATTGTCTGGTGCAGTCGCCAGCACGCGATGATGTCGGGCGCCGGATGCGCGCGCGCGATGCGGGAGTCGCCGCGGGGCACCAGCCCGATATGCTCGCGCGCATTCCAGTAAGCGACCTGTGTGTTGGTCAGCCCGACGATGCGCGCGGCATCGGCGAGGTAGACCCCGCGCGCAGCGAGCTCCCGCAGCTTGGCGATGTCGCGGTTCGATGTGCGTCTGGCTGGCGTCA